AATTTCAATAATTATGAGTGAAGTAAAAGTAAATAAAATTAGTCCAAGAACAGCGTGTGGTACAGTTCAGTTAGGAGATAGTGGAGACACTATTACAATTCCTGCTGGTGCAACAATTACAAACTCTGGAACACAAACAGGTTTCGGTAGAACAGGAGCTGTTGATTGGCAGACAGGTTCAATAAAAACAGGTGATTTCACAGCAGTAAATACACAAGGATTTTTTGTAGATACAAATGGTGGAGCAGTTAACGCAACTTTACCAGTGAGGGTATTACTTTAGTATATATTGATTCCACTGTTGGTTGGAGATCAATTCAAGACAATGTTTTTGATGACGTCGGTAGTAATTTTATAACTGCAACTGGAGGTACAATTACCAATACACCAACTTGTAGAATTCACACATTTACAGGCCCAGGAACTTTTTGTGTATCTGCGCTTGCTGTATCCGCTGCAAATAATCAAGTTTCATATTTAGTAGTAGCTGGAGGCGGTGGTGGTGGAGGCACTAATAATTTTTCTTATGCAGCAGGTGGAGGAGGAGCTGGTGGATTTAGAGAAGATAAATCTCCAACAACACCTTACACTGCATCACCTTTAGACGGTGCAGGTAATATATCAGTAACTCAAACAGCTTTTCCAATTACGGTTGGAAGTGGTGGAGCCGCTGCACCAAACACTACTCCTAACGGTCAAGGAACTCAAGGTGGTACATCAACTTTTTCAACAATTTCATCAGCTGGTGGTGGAGGTGGTGGAGCTGGAGCTAACCCTGGTTCTGGTGGTTTAAATGGAGGATCTGGTGGAGGTGCTGGATCTAGTTGTGGAGGATCTCCTCATGGAGGAGGAACTGGAAATACACCGCCTGTTAGCCCCGCACAAGGTTCTAATGGTGGAAGTTCAACTGACGGACACGGACCTGCATCAGGTGGAGGTGGAGCTACTGCTGTAGGTACTAATTCAGCTCCAGGAACTTGTAGTCCTAAAGCTGGAGGTGCAGGAGCAACCACTGTAATTACAAATTCCCCTGTAACTTATGCTGTCGGAGGTGCTAGTGGTAATTATCCATCTAGTCCTTCAACTAAAAATGACGGAACTGCAGGAGGAGCTAACACAGGTACTGGAGGAGGCGGTGGTGGTGGAAGAACAGGTACTCCACACGGTGGATCAGGTGCTTCGGCAGCTGGTGGTAGCGGAATTGTGGTAATAAGGTATAAGATTGCGTAGGTAAATTATGACAAGTACAATTAAAGTAAATACAATACAAAATGCATGTGGCACAAATATTATTAAAAGATGTGGCACCACCACAACAGTGGGATCAGGAGCTTCTAATCCAATTGTTGTATGTGGATCTGCAGTTACTATAGGTAGATGTGGTGGTACTGTAGCTCTTGCATCAGGTGCAACACAAACAGGATTTGGAAGAACTGGAACTGTAAATTGGCAGACATCAATTAAAACAGCAGCTAGTTTTACTGCAGCCAATGGCGAAGGTTATTTTGTAGACACATCTAGCAATGCAGTTACAGCTAATTTACCAGCAGGAACAGCAGGATCAATAGTTGCTTTCAGAGATTATGCAAATAACTTTGATTCAAATAAATTAACTCTTGCTGCTAATGGTTCACAAAAAATTAACAATAGCACATTAGATTTAGAAGTATCAACAGAGGGTGAATCAATTACTTTAGTTTATGCAGATGACACAAAAGGTTGGCTAGTTGTAAATGATGGTAATAATGATGCGGGAGCTCAAGCACAATTTGTTTCTGCAACTGGTGGAACTGAATCAACAGTTTGTACAAATTTTAAAGTCCACACATTTACAGGTCCAGGAACTTTTTGTGTATCATCGGCAGGAAATGCAACAGGTTCAAATTCAGTAGATTATTTAGTAGTAGCAGGTGGTGGCGGAGGTGGTAGAGGAAATAGTAATGGCTCTGGAGCTGGAGCTGGAGGATATAGAGAATCTGGAGGAACAGCTTCTGGATGTTATGCTGTATCCCCATTAGGCTCATCTCCAAGTTCAGTTGCTGCAGTTCCAGTTTCAGTACAAGGTTATTCAGTAGTTGTAGGTTCTGGAGGAGCAGGTAGTCCACTTGGAGGCACAGGTAGTCAAGGGGGAACCTCTAGTGCTTTAGGTATTTCTTCTGCTGGTGGCGGAGGTGGTGGAACTCACGCTACACCAACAGCTAACGCTGGTGGACCTGGTGGATCTGGAGGTGGCGCTGGTGGTCCAGGTGGCACGATAGGTAACGGAAATACTCCCCCAGTTAGTCCCCCACAAGGAAATAATGGCGGATCAGCTGCAAGTGGAGGTCCTCATTCTGGTGGTGGTGGAGCAACAGCTGTTGGTAGTAATGGAGCACCCTCTCCTGGTAGTGCAGGAGGAGCTGGTGGAGCAGGGGCAACTTCAAGTATTAATGGAACACCCACTACAAGAGCAGGCGGAGGTGGTGGAGGCTATGATAGTGGTCCTGCTGGTGGAGCAGGCGGTTCTGGTGGCGGTGGCGCTGGTTCTACAAACAATGCTCCAGGAGGAGCTGGAACAGCTAATACTGGTGGCGGTGGTGGTGGTAATGGTCCTCTAAATGGTTTAGGTGGAACAGGTGGTTCAGGAATAGTAATAATAAGGTATAAATTCCAATAGGTTGATGGAAAATTAAAATTAGTATATAAGGAGAAATATTATGGCACATTTTGCAAAACTAGGAACTAACAGTAAAGTTATTCAAGTGTTAACTATGGATAATGATAAGATGTTAAACGCTGATGGTGTTGAAGACGAAACAGTAGGTCAACAGTGGTTAGAAACACATAATAATTGGCCTGCACAAATGTGGATTCAAACTTCTTACAATACATCACAAAATAAACATAATTCAGGTGATGACTCAAAAGCATTTAGAGGAAACTTTGCAGGTATAGGTTATATTTGGGACGAAGATAATAATATTTTTTGGCCTCCAAAACCTTTTGCATCTTGGGTGAAAAATACTACAACAGCTTCTTGGCAATCACCAATAGGTGATGCTCCTGAACTAACTGCAGAACAAGAATCACAAAATGCAGCTAATACTCACAGATGGATCTATGCCTGGAATGAAGAAAATCAAAGTTGGGATTTGACAAATTCTATGGCATAATTTAATGTGGTGGTGGTGTGTATAAGAAGATATTAAGTGAACAAGCATTATATTTTGGCGATGTAACAATGCCTGAAAATTGGGACATTGACCGAGATAAATTATCAGGTGACATTTTACAATCAGTAATTCAAAATAAAGATTTTCCATTCTCACGAACATTTGATATGTTGAACACTTATATTAGAGATCATATAAATTTAGACTATGGATTTTGTTTAATTAATAAAAAAACTTGGGGAAATATTTATAAACCTCAAGAAACAACAATTCCATTATTAAATATAGATCCAGTGGATTTACGTAACTCACCAGATTATACTTTGTTATACGGTGTAAAAGTTAAAAACTGTAATGTGCGTGTGCATTATGAAGACAATAGACGTAAAGGTAGAAGTTGGGATATACCACTTATAGATAATAAATTTATTATGTTCCCATCAACTAATATGTATTACATAACCAATAATCAAAAGGATAGTTTAAATTTTGTACAAACAATAACTTATGAATATATCTAATTATTACTGGTATTTTAGTGGAGTTTTAACACCTAAATTTTGTGATGAAGTAATACAATACGCTAACACACAAAAAGAAATAATGGCTAGAACAGGTGGATATGGAGATAAAACATTAAACAAGCAAGAAGTATTAAATTTAAAAAGAAAAAGAAATTCTGATTTAGTATGGTTAAGCGATACTTGGATATATAAAGAATTACATCCATATGTTCATCGAGCAAATAAAGCTGCTGGTTGGAATTTTGAGTGGGATAGATCTGAAGCTTGTCAATTTACAAAATATAAATTAAATCAATATTATGATTGGCATTGTGATAGTTGGGATAAACCTTATGATAGAAAAAATACTAATAATCCAGAGCACGGAAAAATTAGAAAACTATCTATGACTTGTCAATTAACAGACGGTTCAGAATATCAAGGTGGTGAATTAGAATTTGATTTTAGGAACTATGATCCTAATATGAGAGATGAATCAAAACATAAAATACAATGTAAAGAAATATTACCAAAAGGATCTATAATTGTATTTCCTAGTTTTGTTTGGCACAGAGTTAAACCAGTAACTTCAGGCACAAGGTACAGTCTTGTGGTATGGCATTTAGGGAGGCCTTTTAAATAATGTTTATAAATAGTTATTTTCCAACTGTAATATGGAGC